ACGGTATTATCTACCATTGGCTCTTCTTGCTTTTTTTCTTCCATAATATAATATAATAATAATTAATAAAATCTATTTAGGTTCAAACGCTCCTAAATCAAATCCTCCGCCTAGTATATCATTACCTGCAGACTCAAAGTTTTTAGGTGGTTTTCCACTATTTCTTTGTTCAATCATTTCGCTTTGTTGAGATGCTTGAATTTTTGTTCTTTCGTCTTTACGATCTTCTTTTTCTTTTTCTCTACTTTTCACGCCTTGAACTTCCATGTTTTTCAACTGCATGTTCATTTGAAACTCTAGTTGCATTAGTTCTTTTTTATATGCTACTTCCTGCTGCATTTTTTGGGCGTCAAGCTGCGCTTTTACTTGTTCTAGTTGCGCTTCGCTTTGTGCTAATGCTTGGTTTTTTTGAACGTCCACTTGTGCGGCTGCCTGAGCGGCTTGTGCATTAGCCTGGGATTGCATTTGTATGTTTTGCTGTTGTATCGCTTGGTCTTTTTCTTGCTTTTTCTTTCTACGTATTTTTAACATTTGATTAGCAAGTTTTATATTTTTTATCTCCCTAAGATCAATAGCGTCTTCAAGATCAACACTACCTTGTTGTAAAGCCATTTGAATATTATTTTCAAGAATAGCTTTTTCTTCATCGTCTGGTTGTAAATTTAAAAATATACCAAAATCATACAGATGTAATTCTGACATTTCTTCTAACGTTGCCACGTTGTGAGCTCCGATAGCTTGTATAAAAGCATCTCTTGTTGGGGAATACTCTATAATATCTGATATTCTAAGCGATAAACATTCAGCAGTTTCAGCTGTAAGATATAACCCAGCTTGTAATATATGTCTTGTCGCTGTGTTACTATTAGCAGCGGCTAGTTTCTGAACACCTACCAAAGCGTTTTTATCTGGTGTGCTACCATCTCTAGCTTCGTTCAACCCGGTTACATCTCTTATCATTTGTAAGTAATAATTATAATTACCAATAAGAGCTTGCATTTTATTACCACCACTACCAGATGTTATTTCTTGAATAGGTACTTTACCAGGATTCATATCACCATCTTGAGTAAATGATCTACCAATTACAGAACCTGTTTGGAAGAACATATTTAAAGCTTCCTGAGGATTGTAATTAGTTCCATTACCTAAATCAACCTCAGCTAAACCGTCAGCATCTAGATAAACGCCATCTGGTACCATACGAGACATTACTTGCTGTAATTTTAAATGGGTTAATTGAATCATGTCTGCAAATCCAGTAATACGTTTTACTAAAGAATCAATTTTACCATCGTACATTCTAGGGGCAACAATAGCGTAATTCATTTTAATTTTAGTAAAGTCACTTTTAGGTCGCATCATATTTTTAGACATTCCCCAACTAAGTAGCTTATCAGTACCAAGTATCATTGCGCCTTCGTACAGACACTCTATAGATCTCAACATTCTACTATAACCGCCTTCTTTGTTTTCTGGTGGATCAAACGAATCGTCTTTAGGTATGATTTTTTCAGCACCAGTTCCTGTTTCTTTAACTTTATAAACTTCATTCATATAAGTTTTATAATTAAAGTATAAAACTTGAATAGTGTTATTATCTTCTTTGTCTACAGAATATCTAGTGCTATAATTATTCTTACCAGCATAATTGTTTTTTATAATTTCATCTAGATCACTTTCTGTTAAATGAGGAAATTGTTTTGCTAATTCATTAACAGGAATAGCTTTTACTTCTCCGACATAGTAAATATCATCAAAATATGGTGAGCTAGTGTATGAGTATACTAAATTAGCTGGGTCTACATAATCTATAACAACACCTTCAGACGTGTTAAAGCTTGTTTTTACAGCACCTATACCTAGCACTGTTAAATCGTAGTAAAATTGTTTTTTAGTTAATTCGTATTTATTACCTTCAAACAAAACGTTTAAAGCTTGTTCTTCGGCTAATTCAACAGCTTGTTTGTAATTCAACTGCATATGCAAACCTAACTCCTCCTCAGAATCAGGCAAAGTCTCTGGATCATTTTCTGCTAAAGATATACCAAATGCTTCTTTTGTAAAAGCATCTAGATCTTTTGTTCTCATATCTGCTAGTATAGATTCCATATACTTAGTTCTTTTGCTAACACCATAAGCGTCTTGAGAATATGCTTTTATATCGTAGGTTCTCTCAGCAATACCATTCACTACTATATCTACAAACTTAGAAATAATTGGAACGGGCTTCCAGTCTAAATTAAGATAGGACAAATCACCGTTTATAGATAACTCATCCTTATATTTCTGTATAGATTGTTCGCCTCGAGCGTATAATCTTAAATTATGAAAATTGTTGTAATTAGACTTGTATTTATTAATGCTTTTGTCATTATAAAACCATTCTGTTTCTATCGCCTTACCTACTTTTAAACCATAATCGTAACTTAGCTTTTCAGCGTCACTTACAGTTTGACTCGGGAAATAACTTTTAATGCCAGACTCTGCCATATTTATTATTTGATTATTCGTGAATTACTTCCAGTATTACTATACTTGGAAACGTTTATGTTTAGTTTTGGTTTTTCAACCTTTACGTTTGGAGCGTACAAGTGTCTATTATTTGCCATTATAGCTAAGCCAGAACTTATTGATGCATCAAACTTTGTTCTTTTGTTTATATCAAACTTACTCCAATCGTTTAGCAGTTCGTTAAAATATAAATCTCCAAATGTTCCATCTTGCTTTATACCCACATGATCTTGTATGTACATCTCTATTGCCGCTGCATGGGCTTGTTTTATATCTTCTGAGGAGTTAGGTATACCACCTACTTCTCTTTCTGCTACAGATAATTTATTCCATATTTTATCAGGTCTATTCATACTAAAACCTCTATACCCTCTACGTCTTAGGTAATACAGTAGGCGAGGTTTATTGTTCTCCGCAAGTATAGGCATCCCGTAGAATACCAAAGCCATTAGAACGTCTTCAAAGAATATTTCTGCTGTAGGTGGTCTTGATAAGTATTCTAAAAAAAAGCTATTCGCAGGAGCGTCCTCCATACTAAACCTGGTTAAGCCGTGTAATGCTCCTTTGGAACCTTCTCCATCTACAGTCCCTGATATATCATAAGAGTCACAACCAAATGCCCCCATGTGTTCATTACCAGGATATTTTATACCGTTTTTGAGTACCACTCTATTCTGTAATTGCTGAGGTGGAACCCAGCTAACTTTAAATCTACCCTTTTGATCTGGGTAAAATATTACTTGTGAGTCTTTAATACCGTTTACCCATTGAAAATTACCAGTTGTAATCCCTAGGGTTCTAGACATTTCTTCGTTATAATCTATCTGCTCATATATCTTTACGAGATTAAAAATACTATTTTTAGTCTCATCTCTAAATGCGTGTTCTGTAGTTCTAGGAAACTGGCGGTAAAATTCATTTAAAGCATCCTGGTCATCTTTCAAGCCATCCACTTCATTTTGCCAGCTATCTACAACACCTACGTCTATTAGTTCACCGTCTGGGGCAAACACATCTGTGTCAGGAGTAGTGAATACTGGAACTCCGTGCTCGTCAATAAATCCTTCGTAGTTCCATTCCATTGGGATAAACAAAGAGTATAAACCAGATTTTGTCTGGCCATTTCTATTTCGTTTAGTGACATCTGACGCATTGTATAATTTTTTAAAGTTATCACCTCCTTTATCTAAAGCGTTTGACGTTGATCCCATCATACACTTACCTATAATTCTACTACCTAATCTTAAACATGTTTTTGTAACTCTCCAGTTGTTCAATATATTATCAGGTCTTTCCCACTTACCACTTTCATCGTGTACTAATAAAGCTAGTTTTTCACCGTCATAGCTATTGTCACCTGTATTCTTCCAATCAATAGTAGTATCTAATCCTTCTATTTCCTCTAATCCATCGGTGGCAGCCATTTTCTTTCTTGTAAACTTACTAGCTGGCACTCTATATGCTAACTCTGATTTTGGTCTATCCATACCATCTTGCACGGGTTTAAAAAAGAAAGGGTAGTTTATACTAATTGGTACCACTTTGTCTGTAAACATTTTTTTAGCATCCGCACCTGTTTTAGATAGTATACCATATCTACTATCACTCGATATAGTGGCTAAATTAACTGTTTCTGCAGATGACATGAACGAAAACCCTGATCTTCTGTTCTTTAGATAACACATACCGTAGCATCTTTTATCTGCTTTGCATGCTTCCCAGAATATATAAAACAACCTATTTGCTTCTCTAAAGTCTGGCGCCCCAACGTCTATCTTGCTCCATTGCAAGTACATATAGTGAGTTCCTACTATGTAAGTTGGTTTACCGTTATTCATAAACCAAAAACCTTCTTCTCTTCTTTTAAACTCTTCGTCTATATAATCGTACCATTGATCTTTTTTCTCCTCTGGATAGTTCCTCCAATCAAATATGTTTTTAATTCTACTTAATTCTTTTGGATAATCAAATTTAATCCATTTGTTTTTATTGTTGCTATACACACTCTTCGGCGCTTTAGGCAACGCAATGGTTAAATTTTGTATTTCTATAATTTCACCAATCATACCAGTATGAGATAATACAATTACGTCGTGCTCTTTGTTATAACCGTACTTCCATTTTTTACCTTTGTTAAGTCTACTTATAGTAGTCTTTTTAATAGGCTCAACTGTCTTAACTAAACTTTGCTCGTACATTATTTAGATCTTCCTTCTGCGAATCCTCTAAAAACCTTCTCCTTTACTTCTTGTTTTTCTTTACCTTCAAGTAAGTTTTCTTCTTCTTGGATTCTGTTAAGTATTTCAAACGCATCAAATATAGCTAATTTTTTAGTAGCCGCTGCATTTTTAAGTCTATCTGCTGATATATCATCATCTGAATCTACAATAGCTTCTTTAGCTACTTTAATTAGCTCTTCAACTGCTTTGTGCCCAGCTTGGATTATATTCTTCTTCGTCTCCTTGATATTCATATTTAATTGTAATAAAATTAGATTTAACTCTATATAGTCTTTCGCCATCAACAACAAATTCATACTCACTGTTTGGCTTAAAACCAATTAGATCATTAACTTCAACTGTACCGTCTGAATACTTAACAATACCTTGAAGTGGTTTTTCAGATTCAATATTAAATTGATCTATAGCTTTCAAGGGTTTGACAAAACAATATCCTTCTGGAGCATGCCAATTATTATCTTTGTAGCTTTTACAATATTTCAATAAAAATATTTGATCAAAGTTTACTATGTAACGATTTTCACTTAACCAGCTTCTACTGTTTTTTTCAACACCTTTCATGTTGTGCCATCTACGAAACACATTATGGTGCACAATAACTTCATCTCCCGGTTGCATATCTGTTTCTATAGCTAAAGGTGTTGATACTACTACACCAACTCTATTAACGTATTGGTGGTTAAAAATTTCAGTGTTTACAATTAATTCACTGTCGTCTATTTTTTTAGTATTATTGTATCTTTCTCCCTTTGGCTCTATAACAAAGTTATAAAGACTTCTCATTAGTATTGTAAGTTATATTCTACGGATACCGCCATGTTTTTATTAAAGTCTTTCCAGGGCAACACATCTTTATTTTTTTTAATATAAATAGAATATTTATCATCTTGTTCTAATATATCGCAAATAATGTGACCACCATAAACCTCTTGACCAACGGCGTAATGCATGGCATCGTTTTTATAGTCTTTACCTACACTAATCTTCCTTATTAATTTCGCCATTTTCTTTTGAATAATTTATTGTACCGTCTTGAATATTAATATCGAATGTTCCGTATTCTTTTTCAAGTTCAGTTTGTAATAAGGTTAATTCTTCTCTAAGACCAGCTACACTATGCATGAGCTCGTGTTTCTTTACTTCCATAGAACCTATTTCTAATTGAGCTCTATTAACACCGTTTACTGTATTTTGAACTTTTTCTAACTGCTTGTCAGTTATTTTTTCAGGTTTAATACCTTTAAGTTCTTTAATTTTTCTACTTGTTCCTTTTACTTTACTTGTTGCCATTTTAATTTAATTTAAGTTAATTTTATTTTAATAATCTTGTCCTAATAGATATGTATACATAGATGATCTTTGGCTATCGCTTAAAGCTGTTCCTTTCCAAACTAAAACATCTTTAAATACTCCTTCTACTGGTAACACGCCGTCCGAGGCACATCCTATATTGTTTATCGTAAAAGCATCTGCATCCGTATGAGTTTCTGCAGAGTCCCAGCTTTTATCATTATAAGAGCCGCCGTGTACGCGGTATGTTAAATTTCCTGTTGACCCATTACTTCTAGTAAGTGTATGTATATAATATGTATCTGTTTCTAGTGTATCTGAAGATTCTTCAAACGCACTAGCCCCTGATCCACCTATTAACATTGTTACTTTTTTATTGTTATTCCACTTAATTACTTCTTGAGCGGCACTACCTATTAATCCGTTAACAGTGTTAAAAGCCGTAAGTTTAACTCTTATCATAACGGTAAAATCTTCATTCGCTTCAATATTATCTGAATTACCACCTACGTTAGTAGCCATATTCAGATGTGTATCCGCGGTGTCATCAGACCATTTTAATCCACCAAAGTCAGCAGCATCAGTTTCCCAATGAGGTTTTTTGCTAGCTTCAGTTTGAGAAGCGTGTCTATCATTTCCAGATTGGTCAGCCCATGAATTAATGTCTTCACCATCCGCCATATCACCATCATCGCTAGCTCCTCCAGCATTGCCAACTACACCTTTGTTTACTTGGAACCAAACGTCTAATCCAGCTATATCTGGCGGAGTTAATTCAGACGAAACTGCAATACCTGTTAAAACATTTCCTAATCCTAACATTACGCCCCGAAATAACAGATCATACCACCTGTAGCATCATCAGTCTGTAGCGAGGCTGCTGTCCATCTACCATATATTGTTGTCCCTGCTTTGAACGCATCTGCAGATGCTAATTGTTGGCCACCACCACCCACTGGCAAAGCTCTTGACGAGAAGTGTAAAACCTCGTTATCAGTAATAGCAGCGTTTCTATCCATTTGAATTTCAGAAGTGTCGTCTCCATCTGGATCTAAACGAGTGACTATTCCATGAAAAGTACCGTCGCTATCGTAAACATGATCACCAACTGAACAACCAGCTGTAGCGTTTGATATAGGGGTACCAGAACCATCATCAAATTTAATTTTATCTGTAGTACTACTACCTTGGTTAACTATTCTAGTAAATTCCCCTGTGTGAGCAGCTGCTGCTGTATTTATGTATATTCTTTCATCTTCCGCTGTTAGTCTGCTAAGTGATGAATTAGATAAAAACGTGATAGCTACAATAACATGATTTTCAGGTGGCGAAATAGTTTGAGCCGCTAACTGTGAAAGAGCAGATCCAAATTGACCAAACTGATAAGCTACTTCTGTTGAATTTTGTCCCATAATTTTATTTTTTTACTTTTTCTAGTGATCTACCGCCAAAATAAGCACCGATCACGGTTATTAATACTAATTGAAGTAAATCAACCCATGATGATTTTACTTCAAACTTTAATGCACCTGCGTCTATAAATATTAATAGCATGGTGCATACTATTAAGAATATTAATACTAATGGTCTAACGTTCTTGCTTAACCACGAGTCTGATTTTAAATCTGCTTCCCATCTACTTGTGATGTTTTTTTCCATCTCTACTTCATAGTTAGCAATTAATTCTTTTATTTTTCTTTCTGCTTCAAGTTTTTCTTCAGCAGATGTGTGTAAGTTATCTATCACGCCACCTACTCCTTTAACAAGGTCAGCCGCACCGCCTGAAAATATTTTAGTTAGTATACTCATTATTTACGTTTTAATATCCGCCACCGCCGCCGCCACTTCCGCCGCCACTAGAACCGTAGTTTATTTGAATTGGCTGTGGTATAGGCACTTGTTGAACAACAGGGGTTTGTGGTACAGGTTGTGATTGCGGTGTTACTACCGGTAAAGGGGGTGGTGGGGTAGGTGGTATTGCTTGGGGTGTACTTGCCACGTTAGAGCTTGGTGTGTTTATTCTTCTATTCGTAGCATCTGCATGCGTTTTTCCACCCATATAACCTACCTTGCCTCTATGCGTGTGAGTGTGATAGCCTTGTGTAAAATTTAATCTAGCCCAAGCTAAAGCCTCTCCTATTGAAGTAAATAAAGGTATATTATTAATTGTTGTAAGTATTGCCATAATTATATAGTTCCGTTGTTTGCGTCATCTTCCCAAGGAAAGCCAGTGTCTCCAGCTTCTTTCCATTTTCCATCTACTTTAATCATATCTTTACCATCTATTGTTTTTCTAGTAAAAACCTCACCATTATATGTTATACTGTCGTCATCATACGCTAGCTTTCCAAGTCTCATATCTGTAGCGTGTCTCATTTCGTGATTAATCACCTGTCTATCCTCAAAACTACCAGGCACTATATTTTCATTAACATATATACTACCGTCCATATTAGCCTCCCCCATAACACCTTCATCTAAAGGTAATCTAATAACAGGTGTTCCAGGTACAGAGCCTTCACCACCGGATTGTTTACCAAAACGCATTTTTGTTTTGATTTCACCGCTCATGGCTTCTAGTCCTCTATTTGTACCTAGTTTAAATCCCATTATCTATCTCTATCTTTTATCATATCATCTATAGCTTTATTATAAACTTTATCTGTATATGATTTATTCTTATAAAATACACTTCGCTCTGAAGTGGGTAAGTCTTCCTCACCTAATAGGATTCTATATATCCTACTTATCATTTGAGAACATTTCCACGAGGTTTTAAACACAGAGTACATTATAGTTGTTCTATTTCTATGTCTCCATACATCTATCCAACCTTCGTTTCTTAATCTGTCCCATCTTGCTTTATCCCATGAGTATGTATAAACTCCGTTGATAAAATCGTTTCGTGTAAATCTTCCTTTACAATCTAAATAAATTAATAATTCTAAATCTGCATCTTTTAACCCGTAAGTTTTACAGACCCACTTTCTAGTGAGCCTGTAATACTTAAGGATATTCATTTCACGCAAATCTTGCGCGGTTAATCGCATCTACTAGTAACCAGCTTCTAGAGTAAACTCAACAGTAGTAATTCCAGCGTCAACAAGTGCTGAATCGTAAGAAACTTGTTGTCCATCATGCCCATCAAAAACGTTTATAAGCTTACCAACAGGGGTAGCATTACAAGCATCATTGATCATTTTAGCTATAACGTCAAATTTACCAGCAGCGTGACCAAAGATTATAGTGTCATCCGTGTCATCTCCTTTTAAAGAAGCAAATTTAACATCTGTTTTTGTATCGTTAACAGCTGTAATCCCTTTAAGCGCGCTCACTGGGTACAAAACAGCAGTTTCCAATCCTGTTTGCCAGTATGCTGTTACAATATCACCAGTTGCCAATGTGTAACCGCCAGCGGTTGTATGTGCATCTAAAACTAAAACACCATTAGCATAAGCCTGTGAAGAAGGCTCAATCCAATGTGTTGTTCCAGTAGCGATAGCTAAAGCAGAGCCACTGTAAGCTAATGTTGGTGTTATTGTAGTTGGTGTAAATAAAACTGAAGCGTGTCCAGTACCAGCGCCAGCTGCTGATGTAACAGATATAGCTGCTAGTTCGCCTATGTCATCGTTAAGAGCCGCGGTACCTATACCTGTAAATACAGGGCATGTTTGTGTTGCCGATCCTAGAGTTACTGAACTAGAAACCGGTTTGATTTTTCTAAAGTATAAATAATTTTCCATTTTTTATGCAGTTGTTATAGTTATAGCGGTAATTTCGTCTATACCTGTAGAGCTAATAGCTCCAGCTGCAGAAGGTAGATTTGTATTTAAATCTTTTACCACGTTAAAATTAGGTTGATTTGGTCTGTTAGAATTTGCTAAATCTGCGAACTTTTTCATCACAGTGTAGTGTGCTGCCGATCCGTAGTCTGAACCACCATCTACAGTATTAGTAGCTATATCAGCATGTGTTACTGCTACTCCATCTGGAACCGTTCCTGTACCATCATTTGGTGCGAAGAAAAATTCCATAGTTGATGCTGTAAGCGTTACCGCGCCTCTAAAGCTAGAAGCTGGATACATCACACAGTCCTTATCAGCATCGTTTTGACCACTTGTTGCGAAATATAAATAATTTTCTTGTCTCATTTTTTTTAATTTTTAATGTTATGCCACCGACGATACAGATTTGATATCTGGGTGAATACTTGTTCCTTTTACATCGTCAACTATTTCTATTAGTCCTCCTATCCTAGGTGATCCTGCCATAGCTAACGCGATTGCTTGAACTGCTCTTTTCATGCCCTTACCATCATCATCTTCACATGTTAGCGTGACTATAGTACTAGTCATACCGCCATCGTGGTCTTCGAAATGTAGTTCTATAAGACCAGCGTTTCTACATTTCAATCCTAAAAAGTTTGATACTGGTGCGCAAAATTTTTCATCGGCATCTTTTACGAAAGACACCATTGGTTCCCCAGCGTGAGATGGGATTGCTACTCCTACTGCCATAATTTTTTATTTTTTAATTAATAATTTGTTTTGTGTTTTGGGTTTTGAGGTTTTAGGGTTGTGGTTTAGGTTAATCTACTAGAACAACATCTCTATCTTGTATAACTCTATAAAGAGTATCTTTCCATGAAATGTCGTGTCCAGCGTGTTTATCGTAATATATCACATTCCCATCTTTTAAACCTTCTACAAGATTTCCACATGATACTATTTTAGCTTTTATATAACGGTTATCAACATCTGTATCGTCCGTCATTATAAGACCAGCAACCTTCTTAGGCTCTGTCTTTATTTTATCTACTATTATATATCTATTTATTGCTTTCATTTGTTCTCATATTTGAAATTACACAATCTGCAGATATAATTGTTGATACTACACTTACTGCATTTTTAAGGGCTGACTTGGTAACAAGTACTGGATCTATTATCCCAGACTTAATCATATCAACTGATTCGCCAGTTACAACATCTACGCCTAATCCTTTTTCTTCTCTTGGCGCTACTTGCTCTAAACCAGCGTTTGCTAGTATAGTATGAAAAGGAGATGCAATAGCTTTAAGTAGTATCTCTTCACCGACGCAGTCGGTCGAAATTTGTTGAGATGCGTTGAGAAGAGCAATACCACCGCCAGGTACAATACCTTCTTTCAGAGCCGCTTTTGTAGCGTATATTGCGTCTTCTACTCTATCTTTCTTTTCTTTTAACTCAACTTTAGAATTAGCACCTACTTTTACCATACCCACTGATCCAGATAGCATTGCTAATCTTTGTTGTTGCTTTTTTTGTATAAATGGGTTTTTTTCCCATTGGTCTATAGTTTTCTTTATACTTTCTATTCTTTCTTCTAACTGATCTTTTGGTGGTTCTATAGTTAGAACAGTAGTTTTATCATCCGTTATTGCTGAGTATGCTTCACCTAAACAATTAACATCGATCAAATCAAGATCATCACCTAGCTGTTCGTTTATTACTTTGGCACCCACAAGAAATGCTAAATCTTCACATGTATCTTGTTTAGTAGGACCAAAGCCTGGTAAGTCAACTATATTAACTTTTATATTACCCTTTACCTTGTTCATAAGAAGAGCAGCTTTTACTTGTTGTTCAACTGGAGCCACTATAAGCAATGGGCGCTTATTTTTTATAACATGCTCTAACACCGTTTGTATTCTTCTTATATTAGGTATTTCTGAAGATACTATTAATACTAACGGGTTATCAAGCTCGCAAATTTGCTTGTCCTTATCAGTAATAAAATGTGGAGATGTGAGTCCTGAATCTATTTGTACACCATCTACAACCTCAACATAAGTTTCTTCAGTTGGAGACTCTTCCATTAATACCACACCATCTTTACCTACTTTAGTATAAGCTTCTGCTATAATCTTTCCTAGTTC